CCTGTGGGAGCAGGAGGCCGATCGGCTGACCGCGGGGCTCGCCGAGGTCGCCGGTGACTTCGTGGACGAGGAGGCACGGCTCAGGGGCGAGCTCGAGGCGTCCTCGTCCGCGGAGCACGGAGCGGAGCTCGCGGAGTCCCGTGAAGCCGACGCTCGTCAGCGTCTGGAGGCCTCCCGCACCGAGCTCGTCGAGGCGGCGAAGGCCTTGGGGGCAGCCGAGCAGCTGGCCTGGAGCCTTGCCGCGACCACCCAGGAGCTCGAGAGCGCCCAGGCGGATCTCGCGCAGGCGTCGGAGCTCGAACGCCTGTGGCACCTGCTGGCGCAGATGTTCGGGCGCGACGGGTTGCCGGCACTCGTGATCGAGAACGCGGTCCCCGAGATCGAGGCTGCGGCGAACCGCTGGCTCGAGAAGCTCGCCTCGGGACGTCTGTCGGTCCGGATCGAGTCGCTCCGCGCGAACAAGGGCGGGGGGATCCGCGAGACGCTCGACGTGATCGTGGCCGACGCGGACGCTGAGCGTCCCCTCGAGGGATTCTCCGGCGGCGAGCGGCAGCGGGTGAACCTCGCGCTGCGCCTCGCGCTCTCCGAGCTCCTCGCGTCCCGGGCCGGTCACCGGATCCAGTCGCTCGTCCTCGACGAGGCCTTCACGGCCCTGGACGCCGAGGGTCGTCAGCTCGCGATCGAAGTGATCCGCGCGCTCGAGGAGACCTTCGAGCTGACGCTGTTCGTCACACACCTGGCGGACATGGGCGAGGCCTTCCCCGTACGCCTCGAGATCTCGCGCGACGAGACGTCACGGGTGGAGGTCGTGCCCGCGTGACTGCGTCCGGGAAACGCGTTGCCGGCGTCCGGGCGGCTCTCGAGACGGGCCTGGACAACGCGGGAGACCATCCCGTGGTCCGGGCGTACTGGGAACAATCGCTCGCCGACCTTGAGGACATCCGGATCAGCGTCGAGGTCCTCGAGGACTCGATCAGGAATCTGCGTCGGCTTCTACAGGCACTCCGAGACCACCACCGCGGCTGCCCTCGCTGCAAGCGAGTCGCGAACGAAGCGCTGGACACCTACGTCGTGCGTCGGACGGCCTCGTGATCGAGAAGCGACTGACGCGGAGCGCCGGCGGTGACCCGGTCCTGGTGATCAAGGTCACGGGCGCCAGCGACGTCTACCGGCTGGCTGAACACCTGAAGCGCGGACAGGTCGAGTTCGCGATGTTCGGCCGAAGAATCTCGGCCAGCCTCTACAAGCAACTGGGCCGCGCGGCCTTCAAGGCGCTCGAGATGGCGTGGCGATGACGACGCTTTGTCAGGACCACTGGGACCAGCTCCGCGCCGCGGTTGACGAACGCGGGCTCGGCGCGCTCGTCGCCGAGTCGGGCGAAGAGGCGATGCACCGGACCGTCCGCGAGCTCGAGGGCGAGCGGTCGATCGACTCGTTCGACCCGCTGATGAACGCGTTCTTCCTGATCCTCGGTCACGCCGTCGAGCTCGCAGGCCCGCGCGTCATGGCCGGGCCCGGCGACGGGTGCTTCCTCTGCTGGATGAATCTGGAGCACGAGCACAGTTGCACGGGCTGCTCGCTACCGCGTGTCAACGGCTTCGACCACTGGATCGACAAGGCGGCTGACGCGACCAAGCAACGCTGGCTCGAGCTGGGGGCCGCGACGTGATCTGGGCGATCGCCTCCGCCTTCCTGGCTGGCATCGCCGCCGGCGCCTTCATCTGGGTCCCACTCGTGATCAGCCACTACGAGCGCCGCGAGCGCTTCCGGATGGACGTCCACCGGAGGTACCGGCGCGGGTGATGCCCTGGGTGAAGACTCCCGTCGACCTCGCGGAGTACTCAGACGTTCGCGCCCTGCCTGTCGTCGAGCGGTGGACGTTCGTCTGCCTGTTCGCGCGCGCGCGGCGCACCCCTTCGAGCTTGATCGGCTGGCTGCTCGACGATCACGGTCGGACTCCGTCGATCCGCACCATCGGCACGTGGGCTGGGATCCCGAAGTCAACGGCCCATGCCCACGTGGACGACCTGCAGGGGCGGGGACTCCTGCGGAAGGACCTCGGCGGAAAGCTCCTCGTCCCGCTCGTGGTCGCGTTGGAGCACCGGTTCGGTCGGCGCCGAAGCTCCAGTGACACCCCGCCGGCACCTGTGGAAAACCCACAGCTCGCCCTGCCCGGATTGTCCGGCCCACCGGACACTTTGTCCCACCAGTGGGACACCGCTTCTTTGTATGAAGTACAGAAGTTAGAAGACGTACGTCCCGTCGACGTCGTCGAAGCTGTGGAAAACCCCGAGCCAGGGCTCGGCCCTCGGTGGGATCTCGTCCCCGAGTCGGTCGATTCCGAGTCGTCGATCGCCTATCTCCTCGCCGAGCTCGCCGCGTCGGTGCCGGCGTGGGAGCGCACGCTCTCGACCCCGCGTGACGTCGCGAACATCGCACGTCTGGCCGGCGCCCATCCGGCGGAGCTCTACGACGCCCTTGCCCAGGAGCGCCTCGAGCCATCGGCACGCAACCCGGCGGCCTGGCTGAACGCGACGGTCCGGGCCCGGGCGGAAGCCCGTGAGGAGCAGGCGTCGTGAGGCTCGTGATCGACAGTCGCGAGCTGGAGGACGAGGGCGTCGTGGTCGAGCGCGTAGTGCTGAGGGCCGCGGAGCGAGAGTTGAAGGAGCTCGGCAAGCTCATCTTCGACGACGCCAAGCGCGTCGAAGCTGAGAAGGACATCGCGGAGGGCGAGCGGGTCCTGGCCGCCGCCAAGGAGATCCGCTGGATCGTCCGGCGCTACTACACACCGGGTCGGTCGACATGACGCTCGTCGACGCGCTCTCCCTCCTCGTGGCGATCTGGCTCGTGGAGCTTCTGTTCGCCGTCGTGCTCCTGGCGCTGGCGCTCGTCCTGTCCTTCCGACGCGACCCACCGCGGTGGTGGCATCGCCGGATCCCCGACGAGGTGCCGGATGACTTCGGGCCTCTCCGATACGCCGAGCGTCCCGGAAGGGAGGCTCGTGACCGACGAGACCGTCTTCCCTGACCCTCGGGAGCGTGCCGCGTGGAGGACCGTCGCGGACGCTGCCTCGCGCTGCCTGGCCCTTCCCGAGGAACACTCGATGGAGCGCGCCGAGATCGCTAGCGCCTTCCACGAGATCCAGCGGTGGCTGCTCGCGCGCCCCGCTCGTCGCGTTCTCTACGACACCCCGATAGGCGGTGATGCCGAGAGCCGTGACCCTGCCTAGCCGTGCGGGCTGCCGGGAGCGGCTCGCCTCCGACGAAGGGGGTGCGAACCCATGAAGCGAACCATCGCCGCAGTACTCGCATTGATCGTGATCTTCGGAGGTGGTCCCGCCGAGGCTCACCACCGACCCGGACCGTGCCCGATCCACTGGCTGCAGGCCTGGAGGAAGCACCGTGACGTCGAGCCCATCAAGGACCTCATCCGATGCGCCGCGTGGCGGTGGCCCGTTCCTGGTGGTCCCGCCTTTGCCTTGGACGTCGCCTGGTGCGAGTCGAGGTTCAGACCGAACGCCGTCAACGGACGAAGCCAGGGGCTCTATCAGCACGTCGTCGACTACTGGCCCGGCCGCTACGAGCGCTGGACCTACCCGAGGTGGCGCCTGTACCCGTCGATCTGGAACGCGCGGACACAGGCGATCGTGACGATGCGGATGGTCCACGCCGGGGGCTGGGGACCATGGGAAGGCGGCGCGTGCGCGTGACCGCCGGGAAGGGGAAGCACATGACGGATACCGACACCGACATCGAGCCGGGAACGATCCGGCTGGTCGACACGGAAGGGAAGCCCCTGGACATCAAGCAGGTCCGGGGGAAGATGGCCGGCGACATCTTCATCGGCCACGACATCTCCGACCTGCCGGCGCAGGGCGCGAAGTTCGTGGCCACGATCGCCGGCGAGGTCAAGGGCAAGTACGACATCGGCCCGACGAAGGGCGGCGACTGGATCCTCACCGCGACGCTCCTGGTGAACGAGCGCCGGTCCTTCGAGCTCCTCGAGCGCGACGCTGAGCCCAACCTCTTCGAGGACAAGTGGACCCAGATCATCGACGACCTCGATGATCATGGGACCGAAGTCGACCGCAGCTACATCGAGGCTGCCGCCCAGGAGGCGCGCGACGCTGGGTGGAGCATCGTGGGGTTCGCCAGGGTGATCCGGGCGGCGGCCGCCACAGGGGGCAACCCGCTGGACGCCGTCCGACTGCAGGTCCAGCTGGATGCCCCCGACGTCGTCGCCGTACCTGACGCCGAGGAGGCGCGCGCCGAGTGACGACATCTCGGGCGGAGGCGCCGGCGTTCGAGCTGACGGTCTGGGGAATCCCCGCACCGAAGGGCTCAAAGTCGGCGTTCTCCGGCCACCGCAAGGACGGCTCGCACTTCGCCGCGGTGAAGGAGGGGAAGACCGAACGCCAGCGGGACTGGGCACGCCGGATCGAAGAGGTCGTTCAGTCGATGGCCGAGACTGGCGCCCGTCCTGTCGAGGGTCCCCTGGTCCTGGAAGTCACGTTCTTCCTTCCCCGGCCGAAGACCGCGCCGAAGACGAAGCGGACGTACCCGGCCGTCCGGCCGGACCTGTCGAAGTACCTGCGCGCGATCGAAGACCCGATGTCGGGGATCCTGATCCATGACGACGGCCAGATCGTCGAGGCTCACGTCCGCAAGGACTACGCGGTGTACACGGGCGATGAGCGCCCACGCGCCGAGGTCAGGGTGTGGCGACTGCTCGAGCCGCCGGCGGGCGTACCCGAGCCCCTTCCCCTGGCCTCCACGTCGTGACCCTGAAGCTCGCCCCCGGGCTGTCCTTGCCCGACGACACGGTCACCCAGGCGCTCGGGATCCTGGCCAAGCGTGGAGCCGGCAAGAGCAACGCCGGCGCGGTGCTCGCGGAGGAGATGCACAAGGCGGGGCTCCAGTTCGACGCCGTCGATCCCGTCGGTGCCTGGTGGGGGCTCCGGAGCTCTGCTGACGGGAGGGGCCCAGGCCTGCCGATCCCGGTCCTCGGTGGCTACCACGGCGACGTCCCGCTCGAGCCCGGCGCTGGCCACTTGATTGCGGACCTGGTGGTCCAGGAGCGTCTGTCCGCCGTGATCGACGTGTCGGCGTTCGGAGAGAACGAGAAGAAGCGGTTCTTGGCCGACTTCGGCGAGCGTCTGTTCAACGAGAAGGGCAAGCCCGGGCACGAGGAGCCGCTGCACCTGTTCCTCGAGGAGGCCCACGACTACGCGCCGCAGGGTGGAGAACGGAAGGGTGACCGAGGCCGCTGTCTCGGCGCGTTCCAGCGGATCGTCTCGCAGGGCCGCGGGCGGGGCCTCGGCTCGACGATGATCACCCAGCGCTCCGCGGCACTGAACAAGCACCTGCTGACCCAGATCGACACGCTGATCGTTTTGCGGACTACGTCGCCCCAGGACCGGAAAGCGATCGCGGGCTGGGTCGCGTCCCAGGACCTCGACGAGGAGCTCCTGGAGTCCCTGCCCGGCCTGAAGAGCGGCGAGGCGTGGGTGTGGTCCCCCGAAGCACTCGAACTCGTGAAGCGCGTGCAGATCCGCCGGCGGGCGACGTTCGACTCGGGCGCCACCCCGAAGATCGGAGCGAAGAGGCGGGCCCCGAAGACCGTGGCCGACGTCGACCTCGACAAACTCCACGCGCGGATGCAGGAGACGATCGCGCGGGCGGAGGCGGAGGATCCGAAGCTCCTGACGAAGCGGATCCGCCAGCTCGAGGCGGAGCTCCGCCGAGGCGCAGATTCTAAGAATCCTAAGGATTCTCAGCCTCAGATCGTCGAGGTCGAGGTCGAGGTCCCCGTCCTGACACCCGACGTCGAGAAGGCGATGCGTGCCCTGAGCGACGGGCTCGTCGAGCGGATCGAGCGCGTGGGCCTCGAGCTTCGTCACTCCGGCGACGAGCTCGTGTCGGTGGCCACAGAGATCCGGGAGACGGCGGGCGAAGTGCTCGAGCTCGGGCTCCCTGTGCGTCCCATCGAGGCTCCACGGCGAGCTGCCCCACCACGACGGCCGCCTCCCGTTTCACCGCCTCGAACGAGGGAGCAAAAACGGAACCGCGAACCTGACATTCCGCTTACCGCTCCGCACGACGGCGAGATGACGGGACCCGAGCGGAAGGTCCTGAACGCGATCGCTTGGTGGCAGGGCGTCGGGTTCCCGCAGCCGTCGAAGGTCCAGGTCGCGTTCATCGCTGGCTACCGGGTGAGCAAGCGTGTCGGCGGCCACTACGGGAACACGCTGGGCTCCCTGAAGGGTGCCGGCTTGATCTTCTACCCGACTCCCGGACAGGTCGACCTGACCGACGAGGGACGTCTGCTCGCACAGTCGCCGGCGATCGAGCGGAGCATCTCGGGCCTGCAGAACGCCGTGTTCGAGCGGTTGAACGGTCCCGAGCGGAAAGTCCTTGAGGTCCTCATCGAGGTCTACCCCGATGCGCTGTCGAAGCAGGAGCTCGGTGCTCGAGCTGGCTACGAGGTCGGGGAGCGCGTCGGCGGGCACTTCGGCAACATCCTCGGGTCGCTGAAGGGCCTGCAGCTGATCGACTACCCGACGCCGGGCGTGGCCGTCGCTCGACCCGTGCTGTTCCTGGAATAGCGAAGAGCCCCCGGACCGGTGAGGTCCGAGGGTTTCGCGCCTTCTAGATTCTAGAAACTAGATGAGAGCAGGGGCTCAGCGGCCGATCAGGACTCCGATCCCGATCAGGACGACCGCCAGGACCACGAGCTGCAGGAAGGCCAGCCCGAAGGCGTGGATCCCGAAGAGACCGAGGACCAGGACCAGCACGCCGGCGGCGATGAACAGCGCGCCGATTGTGACCGATCCCGTGTCGACGTCTGAGACCTCGCCGGTCTTCTGCCCCGCTGGGCCCGGTGCGAGGAGTGCGAGGGCGTTCAGGACGATCGCTCCTCCGGCCATCCAGCCGGCGTCGATCGCGTCACGGACGACGTGCGCGTCGATGTTGTCCAGGCCGCGCTTCGTGAGGTAGACGCCGAAGGCCGCGAGGGCGGTCTTGGTGACCCGGATCACGAAGTCGTCCAAGCCTCCCGGTTTGGCGATCCCCAACCACTTCTTGAGCTGGTTCATGGTGCCCCGTTTCTTCCGTCGGCCTCGAGGCGAGCGGTGAGCCGCCCCGCAAGGAACGTGTTCGTCGTCAGGCACCCGGCAGCGAGGAACAATGCAACGAGCGCGCCACGGCCGGGGAAGATGTGACCGATCGGGACGGCAGCAAGGAGCCCGGTGAATCCCACGAGCCGCACCCGTTCCTGTGCCTGTGTGCCCTTGGCGTAGATCAGCCCGACACCGTCGTCCGCAATATCCCGCACGACCAGCCGCGCATGGTGAAGGAGCTTGACCGACCAGATCCAGCCCGGGACAAGGATCACGAGCCACACGATCTCCTCGGGGCTCATGCTGGGCGCTTTCGGCGTTCGGCTTCGGCCGCTACCCGGTGGGCAGCGACGATGATCTCGACGCGACGGATGCGGCGCTCGAGTTGCTTTTGCCTCACCTGGAGCTTGCTCACCTTGTCGTTCTGCTCCTTCCACGGCCATCTCATGAGATCCGCCCTTCTGCACGGGCCGCTGCGACTGCGTCCGCCGCCGCCCGCGTCGCGATCTGTTCGGCGCTCTCCTGCTGGTGCCGCATGACTTCGGTCGCCTTCTCCGCCGTGATGGTCGAGCGCAAGAGAAGACGCATGAACTCGTCGCGCTGCACGATGACGCGGCGGTGGGTCGGACCGGGTACCCACCATTCCTTCCAGGCTCCGTAGAGCGCGACGATAAGCACGACAACGACAGGAGCCTGTTGGAGGAGCCAGTCGCCGTCGATCTGCCCCAGCACTTCAGTCGTCTGCTTTCCGCACGTCGACGCCGGGATTGAGCTCGCGGGCCATCAGGTCTGACCGCTCGGGGTGCAGGAGACGCCGCCTTCCACCTGGTAGTGGACGTGCCGGTGGTAGTCGCCGGCGTAGTGCTCCCATCCGGTGCTCGGGCGCCAGGACTGGTCGGCGACGATCAGGCGGGAGCAGTCGTTTTGCCCGGCCATGGCCTTGGCCACGATGAACTCGGCGACCTCCCACAGACCGTCCATCGTGTTCGGCTCCACGCGGAAGATGTCCTCGGCCGCGCCCTGCCACTGGCCGTCCTCATCCTCGTGGCCGTGGTAGGAGACGACCCCAGGCGGGAAGGTGCCGTCGACGAACCGGCAGTACCAGCGGCCACCCGAGCGGACGGTCGTACCGAACCGCTCCCAGACCTGGTGGTGGATGACCTCGACGCCTGGAGCGCAGCCGAGGTCCGGGACGTCGTCGTGCTCGACCTTCGTGATCGAGAGCTGGCGGTGATCCGATCGGCGCTCGGTGATGATCCTCGTCCCGGCGCCGCCCTCGCGTGTGACGCGACTCACACGGTCCAGGGCATCGGGGACGGGGATCCACAGGCCGAAGTTGCCGCCGCGTCGGCGTAGGCGCACCTTCACCGTGCCGGCGGTGAAGCGCTGCCACCGGTTGAGCATCGCCGGGCGCAGGACGGTCTTCTCGAGGTTGCCGGAGGGCCAGCGTTCACAGATGAACTCGTACTTCGTGCTCATGGGCGTTCCCTTTCCGGGGTGATCAGATGCGCACGCGGTCGCGGATCCGCCGTTCCTCGCGTGCGGTCCACCGACTGATGACCGCCTCGATCTCGTCGTCGAAGACGGGGAAGACGCCGGCGTCGGTCCGCCGCAGCTGCTGGACCTTCAAGACGGCACCGGTCGTCGGGTCGTAGCACGTGTCGCCGGCGTGCAGCAGGTGGGCCGAGACGGGGTTGCCGTTCTCGTCGTTCAGGACGACGAGCTGCCCATCGCCCTTCCAGCGCTCCCGTGAGAGGCGTCGGAGCAGGTTGTCGGCGAGCTCGTAGGCCCGTTCCGTCCCGTCGCCCGACGCCCCCCAGCGGGGGTGGCGGTCGGGGAGTTCGATCTTGCCATAGGTCCTGTGCTGGTCCAGGGGCGAGGGCATCAGTTGCAGCCTCATCCCGCCCGTCCGACCGGATGGGTACTTGAACTTCACGTGGATCCGGTCGTAGGCGTCGATCCGCTCGATGTGGAGCGGCTGCCGCGGGTCGGCGATGTCCCAGCGCCGCCTGTCGTAGCTGCCGTACTCGAGGTAGGGCTTCTGGCCGGAGTCGAGGAACAGGGACCGGTAGCCGGTGAAGAGCGCGGCGTAGTCCAAGAGCTCCCCGGCCGTCGCGTCGCCCGGGTAGTACGGCAGGACCGAGACGCCGCGGTCGTCGATGTCGGTCGAGATCCCGACCCGGGCGGCGACGTCGCGCACGAGCCCCCCATCGCTGAGATCGACACCGCCGGGGATCCCCGAAACCCGGAGGTCCTGCAGGAAGCACCGGAACCCGCCCGCGAAGCCCGTGGCCTGATCCGTCATCCCCAACCACACGTGGTCGGGAGCGAAGCCCTGCGGCGTTCCCGTATCGTCGCTCGTGAGGTCGACGTCCCGGTCGGTGGTGCCGTCGTTGCCGATGATCGTGTAGAGCGCGGCCGAGAAGTCGTTGGACAGACCCGTCGTACGCTTGCACCTCACCTGGAGGAGGCCGCGGACGCTGATGCCGCCCGAGGGCACCGTGCGAAACTTCAGCCGGTAGAAGTCGATCCCGGGGATGTGCAGGAGCACCGACTGGCCGCCGGTCCCGACGCTGTCCTGGGACGAGCCGCCGGAGCTCGGGTTGTGCCGGATCCAGGAGATCGCTTCGGCGCCGACCTCGACGACCCACTTCGAGACGTTGCCCATCGATGTGCCGATGTCGGGGTTCGCCGTGTGGTGGGTCCACAGCGAGGGGTCCCAGCTCTCGTAGAGGATGTGGTCGAACTCGCGCTCGGGGTAGATCTCGCCCCAGCCTTTGCCGAGCACCGTGGCGACCCCGCCCTGGACCGAGACGTCTTCGATTTCGCCGGCCCACAGGCACTCGCCGCTCTCGCGGAGGTAGCTCCGCCACTCCGTCCTGTCGCGGTAGACGCTTGGCATCGCCCGGACGATCGCCTCGGGCAGGATCCCCGACGCCCCGAGGTATCCGGCTCCGGCCTCTTCGTTCGCCTGCCAGCCCCCGAAGATCGGGTTGTGGGACTCCCCGCTGGCACCGACGACCGTGTGCACGACGTGGCCTAGAGGGGATGCCACGGTGTCACCACCACCGTCACGGTCGCCGCCCGCGCCTGGATCGCCTCGGCGACGGGGCCCCGGGGGTCGGCGTCCATCAGGGCGCCCTGGGTGGCCACGTCGCCGAGACGTACGACCCCGACCCCGTCACCGGGCTCGAGCATCGGCATCCCGCCCTCCACGATGAGCGGCCACTTCCGAACGCCGGAGCTGTTCGCGATGTAGCCCCGGTTCGTCTTCGCGTCGAGCACGAACCGGCTGCTCGAGAACACGGTCGGCACGAGCCAGCGCCTGATCTTCCGTACGCGCATCTCCACGCCGCCCTCGGTCGCATGGGTCTGCTGCACCCGGACCTTGTAGGTGGCCACCCCGTCGGCCTCGAACGCCACCCGCTTCGGCTGCGCCGCGCCGAACCCGGTCCACAGCCGCTGCTTCTCCGCGTAGATGTTCGAGCTCTTGTCGACGACGGCGTCCTTGAAGATCTGGATCTCCCCGATCTTGTCCCGGTCGAGTGCCTGGTTCTTCACCCGGCCGAGGAACTGGGCGAAGTAGGTGCCGGCCGGCAGGACCACGGCGTCGGTCTCGGCGTAGTCGTTCAGCGCGTCGAGCGTCACGTAGTCGGAGTCCGACGAGAGCGTGCCGCCGGAGAGCGTGAGGACGCCCGCCGGGAAGTCGAGGCGGAAGAAGCGCCCGTGCCGGTGCCCCGGGGAACTCGCGACGATCAGCTGCTCGTCCGCGGGCACGAGCGTCACCTGATCCCAGGTGACGTTCGCGGCGGCATCCGAGCGCCCCCAGAGCTCGAGCTGGACCTTCGCCCCGCTCCCGTCGAGCGTCACGGTCCCCAGCTCGACCTCGCCGAAGTTGGTCCAGGCGGCGTAGGAACCGTTGTCGAACTGCCTCACCGGGTTCGTGCCACCCGGCGGGTCGTCGTCGGTCATCGACGTGCGCAGGAGCATCTCGTAGAAGTCGGCGCCTGCGAGCTTCAGCGCGGCGAACACCCGGAAGGTGCCCACGAACGCCGTCGCCGGCGTGGGGGTGATGACCTTGTTCCAGATCTTCTTCCAGGTGGCCGCGAACGCCGCCGGGGTGGCCGGCACGAACTGGTACTTCCCTCGGTACTCGGTGAGGTCGTCGGCCGAGAGGTCGCGCTTGGCCCTCAGCCCCAGGATCACCTGGGCGGTGTCGGCGGTCGCCGAGGCGACCTCGATCGTGACCTTCGCTGGCGAGGGCGCGGTCCCCGGGTTCGTGTACGGGAACTCTCCGGCCAGGTTGCCGTTGTCGATCGCGAAGGCGTTCACGATCGTCTGGTCGGCCTCCCGGGCGTAGGGCTGGCGGACGATCTCGACCACGATCCCCTGGGGGTACTGGCGGTTCCGCAGGGCCCTCCAGAGGTCCTCGAGCGCCTCGCCGAAGAGGGGGATCTCGGGCGAAGGCTCGGCGTCGAGGTAGAGCGTCTGGGCCGACCCCTCGGGCACGAACTTGATCACGCCGCCGACGCGCAGGCGCTTGTTCAGGTTGCGGACGGCATCGCGGAGGTTGTCGTAGGTGACCGTCCCGGAGACGTTCAGCAGCCCCTGGTGCCACCGGGTGACGGTGAGGCCCGGACGGAACCAGGCCGTGATCCCGCCGGGAGCGGCTGGCGACTCGACGCGCTCGGCCTCGAACTCGGGCGCGTGGAGCTGCAGGCCCATCACCGAGCTACCGACCCCGGTCGGGAGCGTCCCGCCGGAGCCAGCCTGGTCGTTGCAGTCCCACAGGACGCTCGCCAGGTTGTTCGGGTCGACCCACTGGAACGTCCCGACGCCGGCCATCTACACCCCTCCCCTGCGGACGCCGAGCCGATCGAGCCCCCGCTTGGCCTCATAGGGATCCATGCGCGCCACGAGCGGGGCGTGGCGGAGCGCGTCCGCGATCGCCTGGACGCTCCGGGCGTCCAGCGTGACGATCCCGCCGCCCGAGCGCTCGAGCGCCATCCCGAGCGCCTTCGCGAGGATCCCGATCCCGCGGGAGTCGAGGGGGAGCACCGCTTCGGCGCCCTGGCCGAACGGCGTGGCATAGGATCCCTCGCCAGCCAGGATCACTGGCCCACGCGCGATCAGGCCGTGCGCCGCGCGGACGATCCCGCCGGTGGCGTTCGGCAGGGGCTTGAACCCCGCGGGACCGACCCCCGTCTGGACGTAATTCGTGGTGATCGTGATCGTCTTGGACTTGGGCAGCCGATCCAGCGCGTGCGCGTAGCCCCCGAGCTTGTCGATGAGCCTCTGGACCTCGTCCTTGGTCAGCCCGACCTGGCGGCCCATCTCGATGAGCTTCTGCTTGACCTCGGCCTGGGACGAGCCGGTCTGGCGGAGCTCGTCCCGGTAGTCGGCAAAGCTCGCGAGCAACGACTGCTGGGACTCGAGGAGGTTCAGCTCCGCGTCGGTGTACTCGTCGGTGCCCTGCTTGCCGTGCCTACGCAGGTCCGCCAACTCGCTTTGTGCGTCCTGGACCTGCCGGACGGAGGAGATCAGGCCCAGGAGACCGCCTGCCAGCTGGAGCTCGGCCGCTCGCTCCTCCCGGGCGGCCGCGGCGGTGTCGCGGTGCGCCGCCGCCTGATCCTTCTCCCGATCGGTGGACAGGCCGAGCGCCCCGGAAAGGATCGAGAGTGCCCGCTTCAGCTCCCCGTGGGCCAGCGCGTTCCGGAGTGCCTTGTCCTCGCCGTCGGTGAGCTCGACGTTGAAGTCCTCGACCGACTTCAGCGCTGCGGCCACTCGGCCGTGCAGCTCGAGGTTCGCGTTGGCCGTCGAGTCCAGCTCGGTGCGGTATCGACCGTAGATCTCGGTCCCCGCGAGGACCTTCTCGTTCGCCGCGACGATGGCCGCCTGGACCTGCTGCTCGGTCTGCTCGAGCGCGCTGAGGGCTTGGCGGTCGCCGTTCCACATGTCCGACAGTCCGGAGTCGCCGGTGACCTGGTGGACGGCGGTTCGGTAGGCCCCGAGCGAGGCCTCGCCGGCGAGGATGGCTTCGGTCCATTCGCGCGCCTGCTGATCGTCGGCCGTGAAGAAGTCCCGGAGCTCCATCGCGGCAGCGACAGCGAGTCCTGCCGCCAGGGCCCAGGCGTTCAGGGCGGAGACTCCGCTGTTGAGTGCGGCCCGGAGCCCGCCCGAGGCCTTGGTGACGCCCTCGACCCTCTTGCCCATGAGGAAGACGGCGGCGCCACCGACGGCGGACGCGGCCTTGACGCTCGAGATCGCGCTCACGATCGGCCCGACGACCTTCGCGATGATCAGCCAGCTCGCGAACGCGGCGCCGATCTGAGTGATGTGCTCGGCCAGGAACTGGGCCACCGGGATCGCGCCTCGCATGAGACCGAGCAGGTCCTTGAAGAGCGGCAGGACCGCCTGGCCCATCTCCGCCTTCGCGTCCTCCCACTCGGCGTTCAGGGTCCGCTGACTGTTCGCCGCGCCCTCGGCGGTGCGGGCGAAGTCTCCCTGCGAGAGGGTCGTGTCCTGCAGGATCAGGTTGAAGCGGGCCTGGACCTTCTGGGCCTCGGTCAGCTCCTCGCCGTTCTTGGCGATGCCGGATGCGTAGGCCTCCGCCTTCACCCGTGCCTCGGACAGGAGCACGCCGACGGTGCGCAGGGGCTCGGCTTCGCCGGCGAGGCCCGACCGCAGCTTCTCGAGCGCCTCGGACGGATCGATGTTGTTGAACGACGCCAGGTCGCCCGCGAGCTGCACGAGCCGCACCGACATGTCCGCGGCCTGATCGGAGGCGAGCCCCGCCGTCTTCAGCATCGTGCCGAAGCCACCGGCCGCGTCCAGGGCCGCGGTCTTCGAGATCCCCGCGGCTTGAGCGGCTCGCTCGGCGTAGTCCTCGACGACCCCCGCAGACTTCTCGAAGACGACGTCGACCTTGTTGAGCGCCTCGCCCTGGTCGGAAGCCGCCTTGGCCAGGGAGGCGGTGAACTGAGCGACGTAACGGACCGCCTCGACGGCCAGGACGCCCTTGACGACCGATCCGAACGAGCGGAACTGGGAGCTCCAGGACTTGGTCGCGGAGGCGACCTGGGCGCTCTGGCCCTGGGTCGCGGTGCGCGCCTGGCGCATCGCCTGCTCGTAGTCGGTGGCATCGCCGAGGATGCGTACGCGTTCGGTGTACTCGGCCAGGGCAGGCTCCTTGGGAAGACGAAAGGCCCCGGCTCGAGCGAGACCGAGCCGGGGCCGAGGAGGGTCAGTTCATCGAGAGCGGGTTCGGGAGTCCCGTGAGCTCGGAGATCCGCGCCTCGTGCGACGCGAGCGGGTCAGGCGGTCGCGGTGGCGGCTTCATGGCCTCGGCCCACGAGGCCCAGAACTCCCACCAGCCGATCGTGCGCCAGTAGTCGTGGGCCCAGCCGTTGCGGCGCCCCAGCGTCCTGATCAGCTCGAGGAGCCGGAGCTCGGTGCTTTTGGGTCCTTGCCCGCCTTGTCTGCCTTCGGCGGGGTCAGCTGCTCTCGCAGGTAGGCCTCGAGGGAGAGCTGGGTCTGCTGGAACTTCAGGCGCTCGATGACGATGTTGACCCAGGCGAGCATCTGGTTCTCGCCGATGTCGGCCTCGAGTCGGGCGCCATCCCATCCCTCGTTGCGGATCGAGACGACGGACGCGAAAGCGTCGAGGAGCTCCCTCCACGCTCTGGCGATCGCCTCGTCGCCCTTCGGGATCGCGGCGTCGAACCCGTCGCGGGCCACCGTGAGCGCGAGCGCCTTCGGCAGGGGCAGATCCCTCGGCATCGGGATCTCGTGCTCTTTCCCGTGGACGTCGGAGATCTCGTAGATGACCGGCTTGTCCGCGAACTCGGTGACGTCGACGAGCCCGCCGGTGAGCATCCCGGCCACGCCGGGCGGAACGACGATCCGCTCCTCGGTCTTCGGCTCAGACATACGCGGCCGCGTCGAGGTTGTTCGCCGTCACGTGGAAGAAGTCGGAGCCGGCGACCTTCCGACCGAACGCCGTACGCGTGAGCAGCGCCGCCTGCGATCCGCCCGGGTCCAGCGGTGAGTACTTCGCCGTCTCGTAGGACAGCGACGCGAGATCGAGCTTGTGGCCGCGCGCGGTCCCGGCGGCGCCGCGGGTGAAGTTCGCGACGAAGGAGCCCGTCTTCGCGGTCTGGGAGACGGCCGTGCCGCCGCTCGAGCCGTAGTGCACCTCGCGGTAGCCGGAGGACCAGTCGAGGAGCAGCTGCTCGATCTCGAGCTCGACCTCGTCGCCGACCTTGGTCATGTACTCGGCGCTCACCTTCGTGAGGCGATCGACCGAGTAGCGCATCCGCCACGTGAGCGAGAAGCGCGTCAGGTTGGTGATCGCCCCGCCGTCGACCGTGAACGCGCCCTCGGAGAACACGAACGGATCCTCCGTCTCGTAGCTCTCCGCGGTCGGCGTGGCCTGGACGGCCGGCTCACCGCCGAGCCAGGCGACCTTCATCCGCAGCGTCGGGTTGTCGCGGGAGCAGGACCAGGTGATCTCGGCGATCACCGAATCCTTGATGCGCTCGATCGCCTCGTCCTCGAGGTTCTGCTCGATGGTCGCATAGTCGGTGACCTCGTCGGTCTCGATCTCGTGCGGGGTGACGCCGGACACCGGAACTCCGGGGACGTCGACACCGCCCAGCATCGCGGGGAAGAACCCGGCGATCGAGGGGCGCGCCAGGATCTCAAGGGCGCCGGTCGGCATGTGGGCGATCTTCTCGAGCCACACGACCTCGCCGAAGGTCCCGGCCTCCATGATGCGATTGATCTGCTGGTTGTGGTCGAAGTCGACGGCGGAGATGTAGGCCCCGAACCGCGTCGGCGCGACGGCGGTGCCGCGGGTGACCTCCTTGCCGACGCCGACGTAGTTGGCAGATGCTGGCGGGGCGTAGGGTCCAGGCACGGGCTACTCCTTCTCCGTCTCGGTCGCGGTCGCCGGCGCCTTCGTCCTCGGCTTGCGGGGCTTCCTGGGCTTGGCTCCGACGATCTCGAAGTCGTCGCGCTCGGTCGCCGAGTAGCGATCGATCGCTATCACGTCTCCCTTGGAGACGAGCACGTGCGGGTTGACGCCCTCGCGGCCGCCTTCCTCCCACTCCTTCGTTGCCTTCGCGGTCTCGGGCCGGTCGTGGTCCACGAGGTGGGGCATCGCGATCGGGGTGTCTCCGAGGTAGCGCGCCTTCACGGTCGGGTTGGCCATCTGATCTCCCTCACGGACTCTCGGTGGTGAACATGGGCAGCTCCAGGCGGATGTAATGGCAGACGACGAACCCGAAGGCTCGGATCTCGCCGGGTCTCGGGCTCGGTGCGAAAGTGGCGGGCCCGGCCGCCAAGACGGTGCCGCCCAGCCGCGTCGTTCGCGCGTCGGTGTTCAGGACCCGGATGATCTGCTCGCCGAGGGCGATCGCCGTCCGCTCCGAGTCGTTCTCGTCCTCCACCTGGAGGAACCCCTCGACGACGGCCATCCGGTCCCACTGGGTGTGCCCGCCCTGATCGGCCCAGAAGGCACGCTGCGGCGTCTCCAGGTGGAGCATCCACATCCGCAGGACCTGCACGCCCCCCAGCTCGAGGGCGGCATGCTCGGTGATGTCGTCTGCGGTCCGGAGCAGCCGTGCACGGGAGTGCACGCGGCCCACGTTGGCGACTGTCTTGATCCGGGCGACGATCCGGTCGGAGATCGCGGTCCAGCTCGACTGGGGCATCTACGAGCGCTCCAGGAGCGTCGCGACCGTGTGGCCCATCCGGGCCATGCGCGCCGGCTTCGTGGACTCGATCGCCGGGCCCAGGACCGGCCGGGCGGGGATCCCCTTGCGTCCGATCGACCGGGCGATCACGAAGGGGTCGGCCTCGATCCCCATGGCGGCCATCCAGCCGACGAGCTCGTCGGGCGGGGGCATCGTGGAGCCAGCCGAGCGGCCGGCAGCGATCGGCGGTCCGTACTCGACAGGGTTCCCGGCGGTGGAGATGGCCACTCCTCCGCCGGCGAACAGGCCCGCCGCGTCGGGCTGCGCCGCCCACGAGGCCGCGTAGCGTCCCGTGAACTTCGGGGAGATGACTGCGGCGGCCGCGGCGACCATCTGAGCGCTGTCCTGGACCGAGTCGGCGACCATCCGCGTGCGGGCCGAGCTGTTGGAGAACCGGCGGATCAGCTGCTCGTCGCCCTCGATGATCACCCGGGCGTTCACCGGCGCCCCCTGAACAGGAACCGCCGGCCCGTCTCGAGGAAGCTCGCCGTGGCGTCCCAGTCGATGATCCCCGACGCCGGCGCCCCGCCCTCCTCGGTGCCCACGTGGCCCAAGTAGACCTTCAGGTGACGCTCGTACTCGGTCACCCACCGCGCGTGCTCGGTCTGCTCGCCCACCAGGTCCGCGTTCGGGAGCGAGCTGCGCGTGTGGCCGGCCGCGTCACCGGAGAGCTCGAGGGCCGCGTACGCGGCGCCCAGGTGGCAGACCGGCTCAAAGTCGAGATCCGAGATCTTGTCGATCGCCGGGTCCGATGTCGGCACGGGCCAGGGGAGCGAGTAGTAGACGCGCGCCGTCTTGCCCACTGCCGGCGTCGTGTCCCGCAAACGGATCTTCGTCGGGGCGGAGTCGCGCGGGTAGAGGGCAACCTCCTGCAGGTCAAGGTAGGTCTCCGGGCGCTGCCCTTGCGGGTACTCGACCGCCTGCGCGCGAGAGAAGCCGCTCACCCACCCGGCCGGCAGCGCGAGATCGAACGTCACGCCATCGCCGGTGTAGTCGACGTAGGTGATGCGGGGCAGGTCCGAGGAGAACTTCCGCACCGCGGCTATCACGTGGTCCTCGAGCGACTCCGCCGCCGGCGTCGGCTTCGGATCGCCCAGGAGTGTGGAGACGCGGTCGGCCCACTCGGTGATCGTCCTGCCCATCTAGAACACTTCCAACTGGCCGACCACGCGAGTCGCCGTCTCGGTCGCGGTCGTGACCTTCGCCCAGATCGTGTAGGTCCCGACGGCGAGCTCCACCGCGGCCCCGCTTCCGATACCGCCCACGATCGCGCGCAGGTAGTACACGGTGGGCGAGACGCTCGAGTCCGTCTCCCAGGTCGCCGCCTTCCAGTCAGGGGCGGTCGGCTGGCCCGAGGTCTTGAACGCCAGGTTGGCGGTCTCTGTGGTCGGGTTGACACGAACGCCGGCCTCGACTGCGGAAACCGGCACCCGGATGTACTCCTTCGTCGGCGTCGGGATCCGAAGAGCCATCAGACCTCCCCGGGTCCCTGGGTCCACTTGGTGCCCGAGCGCCCGAAGAGCCACTTCAGCTCGGGGCGACCAAGCGTCCACTTGAGCAGCGCGCGTCCGAAGGAGACGTCGCCGGCGAACGGCGTGATGGCCGTGGCCACGAGGTCCCCGACTGGCTGCACGAGACCACCGAAGGCCTTCAGGACGGCCTTGGTGAGCGAGCCCTGGGGTGTCACCGTGCCGGCGACCTGCTTTGAGGTCGTCTTCACCAGGCCGCCCACGGGTGTGACGGATCCCGACGTCGTGAGGTTCGCAGTCTTCTGGGTGCTCAGGGCACCGGCCGGAGCGACGATCCCGGCGAGGGCCTTCCCGACGAGCTTCAGCAGAGATCCGGACGGCGCGATCATCCCCGCCGGCGCCTTCGCCAGCTGCTTCGTCACCGCTCCCGCGGGGGCTACGACGCCTGCGAAGGCCTTGATCCCCGACTTGAGCAGCGAGCCGGCCGGAGTGATCGAGCCCGACACCGAGATCGGCGAGACGACCGTGGTGGCGAGTGCTCCCGAGGGGTCGACTGTCCCGCCGAGGGCCTTCAGGACGGTCTTCAGGGTCGATCCCTGTGGCGTGGTCTGCCCGGCGAACGCCTTGGCCGTCTGCTTCGCGAGCGCTCCGACCGGGGTGATCTCTCCGCCGACGGAGATGGGGAACGTGTCGGTGCCGGCGACCTCCTCGACCGCTCGACGCGACGAGGGCTCCAGAACGGCTGTCGGACGACGACTCTGTACGTGCTGCTGATTGAAGACTGCATTGGCGGTGTTGGCGGCTCCACCAGCGTAGGAGGAGCTCCCACGCCCGTGATCCTGCCGGACCGTGTACTGGTTTGCCCCGGTACGCCAGACTGGCATCGGCTATTCCTCCCACCAGAACGAGATGTCCCAGATGGAGGCACCGCCGACGTTGTCGACGATGAGACCCGTCGATGGCGGGATCGTGATGCCTGGCTCCCTGAACCATGTCGTCTTGCCCGGCCCCTGCGCGATGCTGGATTGGGGGGTGAGGAACTTCATGAGCGTGCTCGCATCGACGGTGGGGACAACGCTGTAGTCGGCGAGGTCCAGGAGCGCACCCGATGGTGGAGCCAGCTCGTGGATCGAGTGGTTGTCGATGTCAGGCGTGATGGTCGAGCCGGGAGTACCCCGTGTGGTCGAGCGTCTGAGAAGGGGTTCCTGACCGGGTGTCCCACCGACCCCGATGAGGCTCAGGAAGAGGACACGCAGCTCGAGCGTGCTCGACGGGTTCCAGAGACAGGCGAGCGGCTCCACGACCGTGGCGGCTGTGACCCGGTTCCCGACGAGGTAGAAGCCACCAGCCACATCACTCCGACCAGACGAACGTGACATCGGAGTCCTGGAGGATCACGGCGACCGGGGTGGCGATCGCCAGGCCCTCGCCGGCGGGAATGAAGATGCCCGGATCCCGGAACGTCCAGATGAAGCCTGCGCCTCCCGCGGCGGCGAGGTTCGTCCGGTGCATGTACGGGGCGGTGATGGTCGGCTGGGCCGAGTACGCCACATCGAGCAGCGCTCCTGACACGGGCGCGAGGGCGTTCGCGTCATCGTTGTCGATGTCGGGCGTGACGGTAGTCGTTGCCGTCCCTCGCGCCGAGATGCGGACGAGACCAGGGTTGTCCACGGTCGCGCCGACCTTCGCCCAATGGACCTCCTCGACGTAGATCCCCTTCGAGGTCGACGGGTTCCACAGCGCCGCCCCCACGTTGTCGGCCGTCGCGGCAGTGTCGACCGTGCGTCCCCCGACCCGGTAGCGGCTCATGTCGTGTTCCCTCCTCCGTCCACCCACGAACAGCCCTCGGGGCCGGGAGGGCCCGGTGGGGGCCAGAACGTCGTGGCCCCGATCACGGAACTGTTCGACGCTGTGAACTCGCAGGCTCCGTTGAGCCCCAGAGCCGAGGAAGCGTGCGTTCCATCGGCGAGCGGCTGGTGGTTGTCGTCGAAGATGACGCCCAGCGTTCCTGAGAACCCCCACGGAGCGCCTCCACCCGTGACGATGGGCTGAGTGGCGACGTTCCCGACCATCGTGAGGCCGACGATCGGCCCCACCTTCAGCCACAGCCTCGAGACGACGTTCCCGGAGAATGTCACGTTGCGAACCGTGCCGCGCATACCGCCGCAGCACGTGACGTTCCGGATGGAGCCGACCACGTTGTTCGTCACGGAGAAGTTCTCCGTCAGGTGGTCGGCCCGGTCCTGCTCGATGTCAATGAAGGTGCGTGCGATGCGGTCGAACGTATTGCCGTCGATGGAGACGTTCAGCACGCCGCCGCCGTCGCCGATCCCCTGGCGGCCGTTGCAGTCGAACGACGACCCCACGACGCGCAGGCCGTCCGTGTTGTACCGGGGCCCCCGCACGCCGTCGACCGGAGGCGTCTGGTATTCGGTCAGGTAGAGGAAGTCGCCGCCCACGCCATACGCGCTGACGCGGTCCAGCAGCGTGTCGACCGCGCCCGAGATGACGAAGGCGTGCTCGAACTCGAACTCGGACTGGTAGATGCAGCCGTCGTTGGCGGAGGCCACGTTGAGGTCTCGGATCGTGACGCCGGAGGTGCGCTGCAGGCGAACGTGCTCGCGACCGTCGAACTTCCCGCTCGGGTCCTGGTCACCGACCAGCGTCGTGGCCCGGAGCGTCGCGCCGTTGCCGAGTACGGTCAGCCCCGTTCGCTCGACGATCACCCACGTCTCCTCGGACACGTACGAGGCGGACTCGGGGAAGCAGAGCGTCCCGCCGTCGGGGGTCTGCGCCTCCGCCTGCTCGATCGCGGCCGTGTCGTTGAGTCCCGTCGGCGCCGGGACGAACACGTCGCAGACCGGGTCGGGGACGGGGCTCGGCGTGGGCGTCGGTGACGGCGACTTCGTGGGCGAGGCTCCGGGATCCTTGGAGGTGCCCTGAGGAACGCCCGCGAGCGAGCCCAGCAGCAGAGCCGCGGCGAGCAGCGCCGCGAAGCGAACGCGCCTCAACTCAGCTCCCCGAGTTGACCGTGAACGTGTAGGTGGCCTGCAGGGCGTCGCCGTTCGTGTCGAGCGTGATCAGCGCGTAGACGGTGCGGTCGAGCAGGACGCCGCCCCCGGTCGCCGCCTGGGACAGGACCCCGTGCTCGCGGAGCGAAATCGGGTGGCCCGAGTCGGGCGTCACGGTGCCGATCGTCCGGAAAACCTGCGCGGAGGCCTCCTCGAGGGATCCGGTCGCGCGCGTGTTGTCCGGGTTGTACTGGGTCGTGAGCTCGGTCACGAGGGCGGTGTCGCCGGCGGCCTCCGCGGTCGAGCCGGTACCGATCCCGTGGAACTTCATGTTCTCGAGCTCGACCAGGTTCTGGAAGGCGTCGACGATGAATCCGGCGCCGGCGTTCGTGACCAGCCGCAGCCCCGCGAGGCCGTAGTCGACGACGTCGCCGTTCGCGCAGAGCTTCCGGAGGTACAGGGCCCCGTGGAAGTGGGGGAGCCCCAGCCGGCGCGCGAGCGCGAGCCTGCCCGCCTGGCGGAGGAGCTTCGGCGTGTTCGCCCGGCGCCAGAGGTTCACGATCGCTGGGAGGCCGACCTGTGGGAGACCCAGGCGGATGATCTCCGCCATCGTGAGCTCGCGAGCGGTCTCCGGAGGGGGAGGGGGCCCGTCGGGTGTCCAGAGAACTGGACGCTCGATGCTCCCGTCCGCGCGGAGCACCTTCAGCTCGAGATCCCCGGAGGGGCCGATGCTGCCGTCCATCTCGAGGCCCATCACGCCCCCTTCCGAACCCGGACGACGACTGGGCCGCCAGCGGTGTGCTCGATCTTCTCGACGTGCGTGAACGACTTGAGGGCCTCGGCCAGGCGCTTGGGCTCCACCCGCTTGAAGCTCTCGGTCGACGCGTAGACCTCGGCGCCGCCGTCCAGGTGCACGGGCCGCTGGACGATCTCCCCGTGACGGTCGACGACCTTGTGGCCCGCTCCGTCTGTAACGTCCTCCATCACCGTGTCGCCCTTGGCGTCGTGGACGACGTCGTAGGCGGTCCTGACGAACTCCATGGGGCCTCCTAGCTGGCGTAGACGGTGACGGTGGGGGTGCCGGAGACGATCTCGACCCAGATCCCGTTGGCGGTGGCGACGCCCTTCTCGAATGACGGCGTCTCGTCCACGCCGGCACCGCCGAGCCGAAGCGTGGCGATGATCTGGCCGGTGACCGCGCCGTCGCGGATCTCCACCTGGGCGGCCGCGCCGGCGTCCATCGAGGCGCCGTGGAAGTTCTTCGGCGTGTAGCCCTCGACGGTCACCAGACCGTCCGTGGTCCGGACGACGGGGGTGGTGGGGCCTCGCATCAGGCGGCCGAGGTCACGAGCTTCCACGTGGGCGACGCGAGGGTCCCGCCGTTCACGTAGAGCTTGCCGTTCGTCTGGTCGGAGTAGAGCGAGCCCTTCCCAGCCGTCCCGGCCCCGGTGCCCGAGACACCGTCGACCGGGACGCCGGCGCCGGGGATGATCTGGAAGTTGCTGTCGCCGATCTCGACCGGCCCGGAGAACCCTGTCTTGGCCATGGGCGTCCTTTCCGAAGCGTGAAGACGGAGGGGGTGAAGACGACTGGCCCAGGCCATTCACGGTCGAGGGGATGACCCGTGATGGGCTCTTGGGAAGCGTGCGCGTCACCCGGGCCCGTCGAGGCCCGGACCAGCCGCCGTCTACTAGGCGACGATCGAGCCGTCGAAGCCGCGGAAGTCCACGACCGCCCCGCCGTAGATGTGGCGGATCTTGTACGTCAGCTGGTCGTTCGTGAACATCGAGCCGACGTTCGGCATGTCCTGGGTGAACAGCTCCGGCTCCTCGGACCCGACGAAGCCGAGCTCGATCAGCGGGGTCTGGTCCTTGCTGGCCGTCACGAACCAGTTGTTCGTGTCGGTCCAGTAGGGGACCTCGACGTACGTGAGGTTCAGGTCACGCACGTAGTTCGCGTCGTTGTCCGCCGTCCCGGGCTTTCGATCCGAGGCGGTGAGCTCGTACGCGATCTGGTCGAGCTCCGGCGGCACCCACAGGTAGCTGGGCGTGAGCCCGAGCCGCTTTGACGACCCGGCTTCGGCCTGCTTGACCATCCGCAGGCGTGCGGCCGCGAGCGTCGCGAGCGAGAGCGCCGTGGAGCCGAGGTTGTTGTGGCCGGCCACGAACAGCGCGACCGCGTCGTAGATCGTCGGGTTCGACCGCAGGAAGTCCAGGACGAACTCGTGCAGCGTCTGAGCGGCGGCGCGGGAGAGCTTGGTGGGGAGCCGACGGATCACCCCGACGTCGTCGTTCATGATCGTCTCGAGGTTGATCGTCTCCGTGCCTCCGCGCTTGGCCGGCACGTAGGTCGCCTCCTCGTCGCCTGGCGAGGTGAGCGCCAGGTACGCGGCGCCCTCCGCGACGGTCGGCAGGTTCGCGTAGCCGCCCACCCTCACGCGCCGGTTCGTCCGGAAGTCCGACAGCGGGACGGTGTCCGCCAGCGGCTCCCAGATCCCCAGATTCGAGAGCCGGTAGTCGCGCACCATCTTGCGCGTCACCGAGTCGCCGAGCGCCTGGTCGAACGTGGTCGAGGAGACCGCCTCCGCGAGGACGAGCTCCCCGTCGGCGTCGGCCTCGGAAAGGCGGAGGTTGAACCTGCCGCCGTCGGCCTCGGACATCCCGAACTTGCCGATCGGGTTCTTCGGCAGGCGCCCGGTGATGACGCCGTCGGCCAGCCCGTCGCCGGTGATCTCCATGTACGCCCGCTTGAACGAGCGGTACGGGGCGATCTTCTCCCCGTCGATCTCGACGGCCTCGCCCAGGAAGAACCCGTCCAGGGCCGCCTTGGCGCGATCGGCCTCCTCGATGCCCACGGTGCCGGCGTCGCGGGTCGATCCTGCGGAGCGCGAGACGAGGTTCTCCTTCTCGAGCTCCTTCCAGGTGTCGAGCTCGTCGGAGATGGCCTCGGTGAGGTCGGCCTCCGCGAAGCTCGTCCCGACGAACCGCTTCTCGATGCGCTTGCGCACCGGGTCCGGCAGCTTCGTCTCGTTCAGGGCCTCCCGAACGACGAAGCGGGCGATCGACGCCGGGACCAGGTCCTCGTCGTCGTCGTCACCGTCGGCCTCGACGATCGGCTCGGTGGGCTTGGTGCCCGCCTTTGGCTTCGCCTTGGCCTTCGGCTTCGGCTTGTCCTCCGGGTCCGGGTCTCCGATCGCCTCGGCGATCTTCGACTCGATGTCGGGGTCCTCCTTCTTCAGCTCCTCGCGCTCCTCATCGGAGGCCTCGGCGAGGGCCGCCTGCGCTGCCTTGCCGTTGCCGCGGCCGAGCAGCGCCTCGATCAGCTCCTTGAGTCCCACGGACTCCTCCTTTCCTTCCGCGGCCGCGAGGCGGTTCAGCTGGCCTCCTGCCGAGGGGTCCACGACCAGGTCCACGGTTTGGACCGTCGCGATTCCGGTCACCTCGGAGAGGCGCCGGCCGTTGCGCGTGATGGGCTTGAAGCCCTTGGCGTTGCCCACGAGGGACAGCCCGACGAGGTCGCGCTTTCCCTTGCGCCAGGCGTCGACGAGCAGCTTGCGGAGACCCTCAGCGGCCTCCGACAGGTGCAGCCGTCCCTTGACCTGGTTGTTGCTGAACGTCACACCGTCGATCCAGCCGACGATGTTCCGGACGTCCTTGCCCTTGCCCTTCAGGTGCTCATCGTCGGAGCGAGCGAGGACCCGGACACCTTCGAACAGGCCGTTCTCCACGGCCTCCTTCAGGACCTTCGCCGAGTAGATCCGGCCGTTCTTCGAGACCCCGACCTTCGCGATCGTGACGTCCCACTCGGCGCCCGTGGCCTCGTCGTCCTCGGCCTCCGTGATCGGCTCGGTGAGGAACCCGAAGGCCTCGGTGACCTCGATCCACTGGCGCTCGACCTTCGTGGCCGCGTCGCGGTCGAAGACGATCTCGTCGTCATCGTTGCGCGAGTAGGGGACCTGCCAGTAGTCGTCGCCCTGCTTCACGACGACCTTGTCGACGTAGACCTCCGAGCACCACGAGTCGTAGCTGGATCCCAGCTCGCTCTTCACGAGCTCGCGCCACGAGTCGCGGACCTTCTCGCCCTGCTGGTCGAGGGAGAGCTCCGCCTCGGCGACGTTCCACTTGTCCGGGAGCAGGTCGACGAGCTTCAGGGCCCGAGCCCGCTTGACGATCCAGGCCTTCACTCGAGCGTTCGACTTGTCGCCGCGTCCGAAAGACTGGATCGCCTTCTTGAGGAAGGCCCTGTCGGGGATCGGCCACGAGCCGTCCGGGAGCGCCTGGCCGGCCTTCGCCCACTTCCGGCGCTGCTCCGCGGTGATGGTGGCCTCGGCGAGCCAGTACAGATCGTCTTCCGCCCAACCCTCGGCGATCCAGTTGATCTCGTCCATGCGTGCGCTCCTATGCCGACGTGTGGCTGAAGAGCGGGGACGTCGGCGGCTTAGGCTCGGGGGCCCGCTCGAGGATGTCGGTCGGGACGACCAGCCGGGCGACGCCGAGCTCGGCGTCGCGGACCGTGATCATCGGCACCTCGCCGTAGGAGATCCCAAGGATCTCGACGTCCTCGGAGACCTCGTGGCGAGCGAGCGTGTCGGCGATCTGCCGGTCGGACAGACCCGGTGTGATCAGGCCTTCGCCTTCCGGCGCTTCTTCGAAGCCTTGGCGACCGGCTCCTCGTCCGAGACCGCGGCGCCCGGCTCGACCGCTTCCAATGCCTCCGCAGGCTCGATCGGCTCGAGCGGCGGGAGATCCTCGGCACCGGCGGCGACGTCGGTGTCCACCGGTGTGAACTCGGGCGGGTCGTAGATGTCCGGCGCGGCCTGCGGGCCCACCAGATGCTCCACGGAACCGTCAGGCTGGACACGGGCCTTCACTCCCGCGCCCGTGACCACGATCACGGCGCCGGTTGACTCCACGCGGGTGCCGAGGATCTCGGCGGGCGCGCCGAGGTCGCCGGCATCCATGGCGTCGGCCGCGACCTTCTCCGCGTCGATCTTCGAGACGTCGACCTTCGTGCTGGGTGCCATCTACCTTCCCCTTTCCGTCATGCGGCTGCTCCTGCCGGCAACGCCGGCGTGTCGTCATCCTGGGAATCCTGGGAATCCTGGGAATCCTGGGTCTCGAGCTCCGGCTCCTGGCTCGGGTCGAAGTGCACGCCGAACTGAGCGAGGAAGCTCGCGAGGATTCGGCGAGACGTGTCCTTGCCGAACCAACCCTTGTCCTCGGCGACCGCCAAACCGTTCGCGACCTGGGTGAGCACCGAGCCGAACCGGGCCGTGTCGCGCGGCGAGATCTCGGGCGCCTGGAGCTGCACGAGCTTCCACGGGACCTGGGTCTTGCTGGTCTCGCGGTCCTGGTCGTCGTACACCTTCACGTGGCCCATCTCGTCATCGGGGATGACACCCGAGTCCACCGCCCGCTCGATCACGAAGCGGGTGATCTGCTTCAGGCAGTCGAGGTAGTAGCGCTGCCGGCGCGCCAGGTGCTTGATCGTCGGCTGACCCATCTCCGTCGCGGTCGCGCGGTTCACGTCGGAGGAGGAGGAGAGCCAGTGCTTCGGGATCCCGGCGCCGGCGGCGATATGCTGCATGACCGTCTCGGCTTCCTTCGACGTCTCGTATGAGCCGAGCTCCGGAGCGACGGCCTTCCACTCCACGCCCTCGTTGTGCGCCCTGACGGACCCGCCCTTCGGCGGCGTCCTGTTCTCCGCCAGCCACGCATCGACTTTGGACTGGTCCGCGTCCTTGATCAGCACGTCCCAGATGAAGGTCCGCGCGAGGCGCGCCCGCTCGACCATCTCCCAGAGCAGCTGATCGAAGGCGTCGAGCCAGTCGGCCACGTGCAACAGATCCGGCCAGCCGCGTGTGGCGTTGGAGACCGAGTTCACCTGCCAGCAGAAGACCTCGCCCTCCAGGACCCCCTTGCCGCGATCGCGGACCACCTGGAGCGGGCGGCCCCTGATGCCGGCACCCTTCTCCCGGATCCACACGGTGTCCAGGACGAGCGGGTTGTTCTTGATGGTCTCGATCCGCTTGATTTGGCCGGGGTCGATGTAGCCGAGGCGCACGAAGCCGCTGACGTCGCCGACGAAGGCCTCCGGCAGGAGCTCCCCGTACAGGCCGAGCTCGAGCGCGAACTGGTCGTTGCGCTGGTCCAGGGCGTTCTGCCCGTCGGTCCAGAACTCCTCGACGACGTCGCGGACCCACGGGTTCTTCACCGTGAAGGTGATCCCGTCGCCGACCACGAAGTCCCGGATCAGCTCGGTGAGCCGGTGCCCCAGGGGGTTCGACTGGTAGAGCTGGAAGCAGACCTCCTGGGCCCGCGCCAGGGTGAGCGAGTTCAGGTCGCGCTTGCCCATGCCGAGCTCCCGCCACAGGTGCTCGTCGGGATCGACTCCGAAGGGCGTGGCCTCCGAGAGTGGAGGACCGAAGGCCTTGACGTGGCCGCGGGTCTGGATCGTCGTCATCGCTTGATGATCTGGATGAACTCGACCTCGTCGCGCTCGATGAGGACCTCGCCGTCGATCGGATCGGGGTCCCCGGCGCCGACGAGCTCGGCCTGGCGGAGGATCAGGTGGTTCGGGGTGACCTCCCAGAGCACGCCCCGGAGGTCCCCGGTCCCGGTCTTCCGGTTCACGATCACGCGGCCCTTCACGGGCCACCCGGCCAGCTGGGCCTCCAGGTCCCGGGCGCCCCAGCGCCGGGCGAGACGCGAGCGGAAGCCCACGCTCAACCCGTGGTGGGCGAAACGTTCGGGCAAGTGCGCGGGTCGTGGTACTGGCCTGGGTTCGGCCCGCCGATCACGCTCGTGACCCAACCATCCTGGTTGACGACACCACCGCTCCGCGGATCGATCAGGGACCTGTCGTTCCCCCCGTCGAGGAAGACGTGCAGGTTCACGGCCGAAGGCTCCGGACCGCCCCAGTTGCGGACGACGATCGCGGCCCGGCAGATGCCGCCGAAGTTGTAGTGGACGATCCGGCCCTCGATCAGGGCTCGGTCGATGTACGGCTCGCCCATCAGTGCCTCCCCTCGGTGGCCAGGAGGTCCCTGGCCTCGATGATCTGCATCCCCAGCTGCTCCAGGCGCGCACGCGCGACCTCGGCCGCAGTCGGCACCGGTCGCTTCAGGGCCCGGGCGACGTCGGCCCGCTGTTCCTTCGGGAACTGCTTGGCGAGACGCCGGCGCTGGGCTCTGTTCATGAGGCCTCCCGGTCGAGCTGGTCGCGGAGCTTGTTCACGGCCCGGACCTTGATCTGGCAGGCGCGCGACTCGCTGAACCCGAAGCGCTTGCCGATCTCGGGGTGGGTGAGCTCCTCGACGAAGTAGAGCCGCAGGACTTCGCGCTCCGTCTCGGTCAACCGCGCCGCAAGGCGCGGCAGCAGGAGCTTCGACTCGACTTCTTCGAAGCCGGGCTCCTCGCGCCCGAACCATTCGCCGCCCTCCTCGGACTCGGCACTGAACCGATCGAGGGAGAGCATCTGGACCACCTGACCGCGGTGTCGGCTCCACCCGCGTCGGTTGCCCTGGATCCGGAGCTCGTCCTGGATCCCGTGACGGGCGGCGTTGCTGAACCAGGTGCGGAGCGAGCATCCGGCCCCCGGATGGAACTTCGCGACGGCCCGGGCCCCGCGCTCGAGCCCGGCCGCGAAGGCCTCCCCTCGGTCGTTCTCACCCATCGCATGAGGCGAGAGTCGGTCGACGTAGAACCAGACCAGGGAGCGGTGCTCGTAGGCGAACGTCCAGGCCTCAGCGGAGATCTCGGGCGCTGGCTGGGTGCTCGGCGTGCGTCCAGACGCGCGGGTGGATGTAGCTGATCCGGCATCTCGGACAGGTCCACCGTTCCCCAAGGCGCCCTGTCCTCCGGATGGCTCGGGCCTCCCACTTCTGGCAGGCCGGCGTGGTGCAACGGATGAGGTTCGGCACGGCTCCCCCCTCGGTAGGGCCGTCCTTCAGCGCCGGCGCCGGCGCTGTGCTCTGAGCGACTCGGGCGGTGGGCCCGCGGCCTCCGCCGGCGGACCGCCGCGCGCGATCCGCGCGATCAAGTCGTAGGTCTCAGCGAAAAAGAAGTGATCGGCGCGCATGTTCATGTAGCGGGCGACGAGTCCTCCATCGAGCTTGTCCTGGACCACCCGGAAGACCGCAGTCACCTGGGGCACGTAGGTCCGCGGCAGGTTCTTCGGCAGGAGCTTCCGCTGGGCCTCGAACGCGGCGATGGTCTGGTCGCACGCCCAGGTCCGCCGGGTCTTGATGATCCGGTGGTCGTCGTCGACCACGACGTTGTCGGCCTGGCCCTCAGAGGCCCACCGGTTCAGCAGGACCCGACCCTTGAACGCGTCCGCGAACTCCTTCGACTTGCGCTCGTCGGGCTGCAGGTCGATCACGCCGAGGTTCACGCCGAAGCGGTTCCACAGCTGCGCGAGCTCTTCGAAGCTCCGGATCTCTCCGATGTACAGCGGCGCGGCCTTCCCGCTTCCGAGCCAGCGCGAGATCCGGACGTGGAGTACCCGGCCGACGTCGACGCCGGCGGTCACCCAGTCGGGGCCCGTGTAGGCGTCCGGAGGTGTGTAGTCGCGTCGGCAAGCGAGCACGATCTCCTCCGAGAGCGACCCGCCCTTCGGCGCGTAGGGCAGTCCGAGGTCGAAGTTGAAGTGCGCCTGGAGCGTGTCCTCATCCGAGGCGTTGTGGCCCTCGACGAGCTCGGCCATGTCCTGGCCGGGCACGATCAGCTTCGAGATGTGGTAGCCGGGCGGGCGACGTCGCCGACGTGCGACCCAGCGCCCGGTGGCGATCGCCTCCGGGGGAAGCGCCCGGTGGCAGCGCCCGCAGACGCGGAGCTCGCGCTCCTCGTCGACGAAGTGCGAGGCCTCCTCCTGCTCGTAGAGGATCTCGGCCTCGTGCCGGCATCGGCACCTGATGAGCCACACGCGCTGGTCCGAGTCCAGGTAGAGCCGGTGGATCCCGGCCTCGGGGAACGACGGGTTGGAGAACCGGCGCTCGAGCTTCAGCGACTTCGGGGAGCCGAGCCGCTTGCGGAACTTCGGGACGTTGCGCTGATCGAGCCGGTCGTACTCGTCCAGGATCAAGACGTCGGCCGGGATCGACAGGGCCTTCTTCTCGGAGACCGAGCCGCGGAAGTAGATCCACGCGTTGCCGATCCGCTTCAGACCCTTGTTCGACGTCCCCTCCGCGAACCGCATCGCCAGGTAGGGCGAGGCCTCCACCGCCGGCGCGACCCGGGAGTCGGAGAAGTCGTAGGCGTCCTGGGCGCCCGGCAGGACATAGAGGACGTTGGCTCCCCACCGGTCTGACGCGTATAGGGTGAAGGACACGGCCGCGGCCGAAATCCCGCACTGCCCCGACTTCATCACGTCGACGGTCGGCAGGTCCTTGCGGCCGAAGTCGTCGTAGAGCCGGCGCTGGAACGGGAAGGCGTCGAAGTCGAGCGGCTCGCCCTCTTCGAACCGGAAGGCCTCCGACCAGTCGAGCAGTGCCGGATCCGTCCGGAGGAACCGCTCCACCGCCAGGCGGTAGGCGTCCTCGAGGTCAAGCCTTCTCGAGCTTGTCGAGGACCCGGGCGAGGCCAGCTTTGAGCTCGTCATCGGGCACCTGCCGCAGCGTGACGTCGGTGGTGATGGACCGCCGGTCGGTGTCCTCGCCCATCTCGAGGCGGTACTTGTCGATCAGGATCCCGACGGTGACCGCGTAGTCGCGGCTCGCGGCGGCGGTCGGTCCGTCGAGCTTCACGCGCTCGACGTGGGATCCGGCCTCGCGACCATCGGAGACAACCTTCAGCTCGACGTGGGGCTCGGAGATCCGATGAAGGACCTCGGCGGCCGTCTCGATCAGAGCTTCGCGGAGCTTGGCCCTTCGTTGCTCGGCCCTGGCGGCCGCGGCGGCGGTCGCTCTCGCGGTCGCCTGAGACGCCGGCGCGGACAGACCCTGCCTCTTCGCCCAGCTCTTGATCGTGCTGATCGGGATCCCGGTCTTCTTCGCTGCGGCGGTCGGACCGCGATCAACGAAGGCGGTGAGGGCCTCCTGCCGCAGCTTGACACTCCAGCGACGCCGCACGGGCGCCCGGTTGGCCTTGGCCATCGGTGCCTCCCCTGCGCTCGCCCGTTTAGGGCTGGTTCCTCCACCGGCCCCCTAGAGGCACGCCGGGAGGAGCGCGGCGGCGGCGGTAGGGCCGTGTCCTCCACTCGGACACCCCCTCTGACCTGCGACGACGCGAAGCCTTTTTGCTGCAACCCGGACGTTGCGTGGATCTTCTCTCTCCGCTGAGGGAACGTGGGCCTCGGGGGCCTCTACCCCCTCCCTATCTAGCGCGTTCTTGCAGGTCAGAGCGCTAGAGGGGTGGAGTAGCCCGCCCTGCTCAGGCTGCTGGAACGGGCCGCCGAGGGCCTCAGGCAACCCACGCCGAAAGTGGAGGGAAGCCCGCGGCCACAGTCAAGCGTGGGGAGCGCCCAGCCCTATCGCCCACCGACGTCGTACAGACCGGACTCGTCCTCGAGGAGCTGCGGCAGAGCTGGATCGCCGAGCAGGAAGGACAACGGGTCTTGCCCGCCGTCCCAGTCGGTCACGGTGATGTCGTGCGAGCTCGGCGCGTACCGACTCCACCAGCTGGCGATCGCCGACCGGTAGTAGAGCTTCGACGACCCGGGTCGATCGCTCGCCTCGAGCCGAGCCAGGCACTCGTCAACTGGCACGGCGAGGACGATCGGCACGACACCGTAGAGCCGGCGGAGCATGGCTCTGTTCTGCTTGGTCGGCGCAGCCCGGATCATCCAAACCAGGCCGGCGGCGGCGACCAGCTGCTGAGCTCGCTGCTGGTAGATGGACTCGACGACCGGCAGCACCTGGGCGGGGTTCGGTCCGTGATCGTGTGTCTCAAGCCCGGTGACCTCGGCTCGGATGTCGTCCCAGTCCAGGACGTGGCCACCATGCCACTCGGCTTCGAGCCGAGCGAGCGTGCTCTTGCCGCTGCACGGTGGCCCGGCCAGGAGGTAGACAGTCACGGGAACCTCCGCTATCCTGTCCCTGTGGCGGACAAGCTGTACGGGATCGACGAGATCGCCCAAGCCCTGGAGGCCAAGCGCGACACCGTGTCGAAGTGGTACCGCCGGGGCAAGCTCCCTCGGCCCGATGCCGTGCTGGGCATCGGCCCGGTCTGGAAGGCCAGGACGATCGCCCCGATGATCCGTGCGGGCGGGCCAAAGCCGAAGCCATCAGGCCGACCGCGGAAGGCGCGCTGATGGCTACCTTGCCCCTGTCGCCTGGGCCGCTCCCCACCGCCACCTACCGGATCCGGCTCAACTACTCGGCTCGCCAGAACGACGTCAACAAGCAGCTCGGGTACGTTCGCCGGGCAGGTGGTCGGTTCGACCCCGAGTCCAGGACGTACACCGTGACGACTGAGTCCAACGAGTCGAAGGTCTTCGTGGACTGGCTGATCCGGCGCCACCACGTGGTTGCCGAGCTGGCCTAATCCAGGCCGGATCGAAGCTCCGTGCCCGCTGGCATCGACGGGTCGACGATGACGCCGCCTCGCCCGGGGTTCACATCGAGCTGACCGCGCCAGTGCTCGACGTCGAGGACCTGGCCAGTACCGTGCCGGGTGTTGTCGGTGAACGACAGGCCGGCATCCCAGCCAGCGATGCTCGGGAGAAGCCGAGCACCGGCGGCGATCAAGCGACAGCCGACCTCGAACAGCGCGTAGCCGAGCCGAGCCTTCCAGTGTCCGAGGTTCATATCGGTCCCCCTTCTGGGCAGCATCCGAACCAGGGGTCGTCGTCCCACAGGTGAGACATCCACAACCACCATCGACGACCCGCCTCGTCAAGATCGGCCCACTGCTGGAGCGGTATGGACCAGTGCTCCATCACTTCAAGAGCGACAGCTGCTCGATGTCGACGCGCTTCTGGAAGTCGGAGAGTCGGTCGCCGAGCTCGGCCTTCACCTTCGCCGAGTCGAGCTGGACCCGAGTCGAGACGGCGTAGCCGATGCGACCACGGAAGTCCCGCTTCTTGTTCGCTCTGAAGTACTCCTTCAAGACCTCGGCGGCCTGGTCGAGCTGAGGCTTCAGCCGATCGATCTCCCGCTTGGAGTTCTCCCAGACCTTTGCCGCCTCGGTGACGTTCATGCTGGACCCCCTCGGTGTTATCGTCGACAGCGTGCCCGACTCGAAGGTCAGCGAGATCGAGATCCGGTTGACGGCCGGCAAGTTCCAGCGCTTCAACCCCAAGATCGGACTCTCCGCTGTGCCGCGGATGATCACCTTCTCGACGGATGTGGCCACCTATGAGGCGACGGTCGTCCATGCCGAGGCCACCGAAGACGGCAAGGCCCTGATCCTGGGGCTGCAGTTTCCCGAGCCGATCGAACCCGAATGGGCCGAGCGGCTGCTCAATGGTGAGGTCTGGTCGCTGAAGTCTTTGCCGCCTCGGTGACATTCATGCCTGAGCCGCCTTCCAAGCATCGAAGCCTTGATGGGCCATCTGTCGTTCCCCGAGCCCGAACTGCCGCCGGATCTCCCAGGGAACGAACCCGCCGCCGCGCCGCATCGCGGTGAGCAACCGGTGGATGTTCGCGTGGCCCGTCTGACAGATCGGCACGATGTTCTCGTCCGTGTCCGGACCTCCCCACGAGAGGGGCCAGACGTGATGCAGGTCCGACTCCTGGGGTCGAGGCGAGTGGTACCTGTGGACGGAGCAAGGAACCTCGGCCATCGCGATTCCGCCCTTCACAGCTTGTCGGTCTCCCTCCGCTTCCGTTCCTGGGCGACGTGGACGTACACCTCGGTAGTCGAGATCGAGGCATGTCCGAGCAGCTCCTGGATCACCCGAAGGTCGGCGCCGCGCTCCAGCAGCATCGTCGCGAACGTGTGTCGGAGCTTGTGCGGGGAGATCGGTTTCGAGATCCCGGCGATCTTGGCGAGCGACCCGACGATCACACGGATCATCCGAACCGAGAGACGTTGTCCCTCCCGCGACAGGAAGAGCGCCGGCGTCTCGACGTCGGGCCGAGCCTCCACCCAAGCGGAGACGAACTGGGCAGCCCAGGGATTCAACGGCACCTCTCGGTCCTTCCGGCCCTTGCCCTGACGGACCCGGACGGTGAGGGCTTCGAGGTCGACGTCGCCGAGGTCGAGGAAGGAGATCTCGGAGACGCGGAGCCCGCAGTAGACGCCGACCGCGATCACCGCGGCGTTGCGGAGCGCCCCATCCGGAACGCCTCTCGGTGCCGAGTCGAGGGCGGCCTCGAGGATCCGGTCGCGCTCTGTGTCGGTGAGGTAGACGGGGAGCTTTCGAGGCCTCCGTCGCTTGCCGGTATTCGGTGTTCTCGGCAAGTCGGAGGGCATCGGGGGACGCGGCTCCTTCGGAGTGGTCCCCTCGTCTTCAGTGTCCCCCCGGTTTCCCAGGAGTCAAGGGGTCCGTGCTCAGAAATCGCCCCCGTTTGGTGCCACTTCCGTGTCGGGCCTTGCCTCCGTGACCGAACGAGAGCTCCTTCGTCATCGCTCGCTGAACGATCTCGGGAGGGGCGTCGAGCTTCCGTAGGATCCCCGCCCACTCGCGCTGTTCGTCCGACACGACATCGGATCCCTTCAGCTGGGCACGGGCTCGACCGCGTGCAGGCGTGATCCCCCGGACGTCGATGAGGCCGGTGACTATCTTCGCGTGGTAGAAGCACAAGCCTTTCTCCTTGTCGGAGCTCGCAACGAGCGAGACCGGCTGACTGCACCCAGCCGGCCAACGGCAATAGCCGGGCTCGGTCATCGTGGGACCACCTCCCAGTCCCCACGGCATCCACACGCGCACCCTGTGATGAGACCCCGCTTGATAAGTCGGCGGCCTTTCGCCAGGACGACCTTCTCGGGGAAGCCGAGACGCTCGGCGACGTCCCACCTGGTCGCGTCCCGATGGCCCCGAGCCCTTGCGGATTCGGAGACCGCCTCGACGAACGCCGCATCTGAGATGTCGCTCGCCTTCATCGGGCCTTCCTGTAGAGCCGCTCGCAGCTCGGAGCATCCGGATCGTCGGCGTCGAGTGGGAGCCCGTTCAACCAGCCGGCCATGAAGGCGATCGCCTTGTTGTGGATCCGGGCCCAGTTCGTTCGTCCCCCGAAGATGCGGTAGAGGTCGTGGCCGTCCATGTCGAGCAGCGCCGTGCAGGCGATCACCGCGGCCGCGGCCGGATGCCGCGCCTGGAGCGCCGTGAGCGCGCGCTCGAGGTCGACTACCGTGGCCACGTTCTCCGCTTCGAGATCGCCGGTGCGCTCGACGTAGGCTCGGAGGTCCAGCCAGTGCGGTGTCTCGATCCACCGTCCTTCGTCTCGATCCTCGAAGCCGCCGTTCCACAGGGCCGAGACCGTTCGGCGTGAGTACCGGGCCTCGTCATCGGGATGCACGAGGACCGCTCATAGAAGAAGGGGCCGACCAGCTGGTCGGCCCCTCGATTGTCTCGCCAGGGCACACGTCTTCGGTTGTCTCCTACCTCACGAGGATCTCCTCGAGGTCGGCGCGCTTGAGTGTGAGGCCTGGCTTCACGACTGTCACCTGTCCGTCGACGACCTGGACGAGGACCTCACCGAAGCGCGTGACGCCAAGCGCCCGTGCGAGCGCCTCGGCCAGCTCGAGGGCATTTGTGAACGCCACCCCAAACAAGTATGGGGCCGAACTATCGCTCCCGTGCGATCAGAAGAGGACGCCACAGGGGCCGAAGAGGAGGGCGAGCAGGATCACCGCGCCGAGGATCAGCACGAGGGCCTTCACCGCTGGCGAGTTGTTCGCGCCCTCACGCGCGCGAGGGCGCCCCGTCTCGAGACCTTCTACGAAGGTCCCGCAGTTCGAGCACGTGTAGGCCTTGGCCTCATCCGGCACCGACGAGGCGACGGCGCACTTCGGGCAGACCACCGACTTCATGGCCGCGATTGTGCGCTCGAGGCGTCGGGAAGTCGAATCAGCCATGGCGCTCGGCGAGCTTCCGCATGTTCGGGTCCGAGGCCTGGGCGTAGGGCCTCAGCTGGGAGAGGTCCTCCCAGTTCGCCTGCTCCATGATCGTCCGCGGATCGATCTCGGGATCCTCGGCCCATCGCGTGATCGCGGTGTGTCGGAAGAGATGGGTGTTCAACCGGACGCCCGACCGCGCGGTCACCTTGTTCACCCAGGCCTTGTAGGCCTCGTACCCGACACCGACGAGCGTCGGGCGCCGCCGGGGCACACGCTTCGGCCGGTAGTCCAGGAGCTCGAGCAGCTGCGCCACGGCCTCCCGGCCCCGCGGGCCGAGCGGGACCTCGTAGGGCTTGTCGCCCTTCGCCTCGACGAAGTAGACGCTCGGCCCGGTCGGCCCTTGCCGCAGATGCTCCGGCTCGATCGCCAGGAGCGAGCCGACCCGGCACCCCGTCGCGAGCTGCAGCTGGATCGCCCACCGGGCCCGGGGATCCTTGAGCGCCGCGGCGGTCTTGAGGACTAGGCCCGTCTGCTCGGGGGTGAGCGACGGCTTCGGCCTGATCTTCGGTCGCCTGGGGGTCAGCCGGCCCACCGGGTTCCGCAGCTCGTCGTCACGCGCGCACCCCCAGCCGTAGAGGGAGCGGAGACCCTTGAGCGTCTGCTCCCGCATCCCGGAGTGGACGTCGATGCCGGCGAGGTAGCCGACGACGTCGTCCTCGGTGATCGCGCCCAAGCTGCACGATCGATCCCAGTCCTCTGAGGAGAACAGGTCGGCCAGGAAGGCGAAGACGGCGCGGCGGTACTGGCGGCGGGTGTTCGCGTTGCAGCGTCCAGACGCCTCGAGGTACCGCTGCCAGCGCCGCAGTAGTACGAAGACGTCGCCGGTCGTCTCCGCTGCCTCTCCCACGGTCCTCGCCGGGGAAGGCGAGGCACCCATCCGATCGTTATTGCCGCGAGGGCGGGCCGCGGTTCGCGAGATCACGGCCCGATCTCAGTCGATCTCGGCGGCGCACACCCTCCGGGAGGAAGTGGATCGACGGGGTGACCAGTGGAAGAGGATCAGGGCTGGTCGGGGGGAGACGAACGGTTTGCCACTGAAGTACTCCGGCGTAGTTGACCTCTCCGGGACCTCGTCGAGGGGGCCGAAGAACCACTGGAGAGGGACGCCCGTAGCGTACGCGATGAGGTAGACCTCCTCGACGAGGAGGCCTCGCCGGCCTTTCTCGAGCAGCGAGATCGCCTGACGGTTGATTCCGGTCGCGGTCGCGAGCTGCCCCTGGGTCCAGTCCCGGAGCGCTCGAGCGGCGGCAACCTTGCGGCCCAGTCGGCGCCGGTAAGCGGGGAGCTCTGACTGGAACTCGTCCAGCCAGTCGCCCCGCCGTGCCCTTTCTCGTGTCGCCATGTCCGGCATTATGCACGGTTCGGCAGATTCCGCAAGTCGCTTCCCGAAGCGCTTGACACGTGTCCGATAATCGGGCATCCTTCCGCCCATGCCGACAGCCGCCCCCCGCCTCACCGCCAAGATGGAGCTCATCCAGGACCGGCTCGGCCGTCCGCTCGACCAGTATCTCCGCGAGTCCTACTGGCAGCGCCGGCGGACATTCGTCGAGATCTCCCGGGACCTGAAGCGCCTGACGAGCGTCCACGTGGGCCTCCGAACGATGAGCGACTGGTTCCGGATCTTCGACATCCCGACCAGCCACCGCAAGCCGGAGGAACGCGAGGAGGCGGCGGTCTGATGTACGAGGTCACGAGCCTCGCCGGCGCGCGGTCCTTCGAGACCCGCCGCATCGACGCCTTCAGGCGCGCTCGTCGATTGGCCGAGGCCGACGGATGGGCTGAGGTCTACGACGTGATCGCTGGAGAGCGGTTCGTGTTCCACGCGAACGGCGCACCGTGTCTCGCGACTCCCGAGGAGCGGCTCCTGGCGGCCATCTTCGACCGCCCCTGCTGCATGCACGCGCCCGTCGCTGAGGGGGTGCACTGATGCAGATCACCACCCTCCGCCTCGAGCAGCTGGTCCGCGAGCGGCGCGCCGAGCGTGCCCGTACCGGTCTCGACCGCCCGCAGGACCGGTGGCGCGACCCCCGCGAGATCGACCGTCTCGTCCGCGAGTTGTACGACCGGAAGGCCCCGCGTTCGTGACGCTCGGCCAAGCCGCCGCCGCGGACCTCAAGGACGCTCTCCTCGAGCACCTGAACGTGCATCGCGGCTACGTGAACGCGGTCCTCGGCGTGACGCTCGCACGAGGCCTCGGGATCTCCGAGCGGACCCTCCGCAGCCTTGTCGAAGAGCTCACGCTCGACGGCGAGCTGATCGGCTCGGCGTGTGCCGGAGAGGCGGCCGGCTACTTCCTGATCACCGATGAACGCGATCTCGCGATCGGGACGTCACACCTGCGGTCGCGCGCGAAGGCGATGTTCCGTCGGTACGGCGCCACACAGCGCGCCGCCCGCGAGAAGTTCGGGACTGAGGTCGCCGGCCGCCTCTTCTCCCTCGAGGACCTCGACGTGGCTCAGGACGAAAAGGCGGCGATCGCGTGAGCCGGGGACAGCAAGCGGCCCCCGCAGGAACGGGGGCCGCGACGAGGGCCGGTCAGGATCTCGCAGCCGTCAGCGTAGTCGAGGGGTCGGACATGGGCAACGAACCGGGCACGGGGCTCGCGACCCTCGACGCCTACTCGGCCTCCGAGTACAACGTGCTCCGACCCGTGATCGACGTTGTCGACCGCGGCGCCACGAGCTCGCCCTACCTCGTCGAGTCGGTCGCGATGCTCTCCATCTCGCCGAAGGAGCAGGCCGGCGAGACCTACCACGACTTCCGGTACGCGAACGAGCGCGAGGGCCTGTTCGCCCTGTCGTCTCTCGGCCTGGCGAAGATCGCGAGCGCCGC